TCAATCACTCAACTCACAGCGCCACTCTTGCGCGTACCAAGCACCGTCCACGTATTCCAGGCCAGAGAATTTCATGATTCCCGCATAGGCCTCGATCAGCTTCGGTTCGTAGAGCTTTCTGCGTTGCGACGGGTATATGTGAACGCCGTCCAGAACCTGCAGCACCGCCACACTGCGCTCATCGGACGGGCTCGGGCGCTCGTGTTGTAGCGATAACTGGCCTACCAGTTTGCCAGCTATGCCGATAGGCACCTTGGTGCGGCCAAGTTCGCGGAGGATGAAAATGCGGACTGTCATACTGTATTTTTATACAGCATCTCAGAGGTTGACAAGTAAGTGGGTACTTTTGAGGAAAGTGCCTCATGTTGGCATTGGCCGACTAACTGCCCGAAATAAATGCATCCAGCTTGCGGCGCTCTGCACCCTGGTCTGCACCTTGAATCCATCGGCTGTACACGCGGAAAAACATCTCTATGGAGTGCCCCATTTGCATGGCCACCCAGCCCGGCGTGATGCCTGCCATCAGACACATGGTCGCAAAGGTGTGGCGGGTCTGCCGGGCATCGCGGTAGCGCAGCCCCAGCGCGCTGACCGTTGGGCGCCACCATGAATCCAGCGGAATGTCCGTGGATCCAAAAGGCTTGCCCAGCTCAGTCTCAAACACATAGACGGCATTCTTGCTGCTGCTCGCTTTTTGACGGCGCAATGCCTCCAGGGCATTGGCAGTCAGCTCCACCGTGCGAGTGTTTCCGGTCTTGGTCCCCTTTTCCTCGCCGCGCGTCCTGGCGGCATCGACCAGCATTTTTCCGGCCTTGAGGTCCACCTTGCTCCACTGCATTGCAATCTGCTCGGACGGCCGCATGCCCGAGAAGAAGGCCAGCTCGAAATAGTTGCGAGCCTGACCGGCAGGCATGGACTGGATGATCTGATTGACCTCATGCAGCGGAAACGGGTCTGGCCCTGGCTTCTGATGGCGGCGCATTTGCACATGGTCATGCAACGGCTCTGCCAGGAGCTTGGCCTTGAACCCATATTCCAGCACTTGGCGCAACACGGTGGCCACGTTGTTGAAGGTCTTGCCATTGGACGGGAAGTCCGCCAGCAGCTTCATCAACGCGCGGTAGTCCAGGCTGGCCAGCCGCATTTCCATCAGCTCGTTGTAGTGGTAGCTGGTCAAGGTCTGCTCATAGTGGTGGAAAGTGCTGTGCTGTACTTGTGGTTTTTTCACGCGCAGCCACTCACCGGCCAACTGTTTGAAGGTGAGGGACTGCGCATCCTTGGTGGCGCGCGGCGAGTCCGGGAAGTAGTCCGCCAGGGCAAATGTCCCGCGCTCGATCTTGGCCAGAATCTCCAGCCGCAGCCGGGCCGCGTACTGGATATTTGCTGGCGTCGGCGCCAAGTCCAGCCGCTCGCGCCCGAAGCCCTGGGCGCGCAGGTCGATCTGCAGGTGTGACTCCCGAACAATCACGCCCGTGGTTTTGGCTACTGCTCTTGGCATGTCTTCGCCTTCTTGCGGCCTCGGTTGCTGCGGACGCTGGGCGTCTTGTCGACCAGCGAATAGAACCCGTTCATGTTGATGAGCTTGCGGCCTTCAAACCACTTCCAGACTGGCCCCTCTGGCCAGATGCCGGAAAGCCCGGTGCGCTCGTTGAAAAAGGATTCCGGCAGCCCTGTCTCTGCACCGGCCTTTGCGATGGTGACCCAAGTGGATTGATTCATGTTCATTTCTCCCGTTCTCAGGCTGCGGCCTTGTTCGTGCTGTTGATGCGGATGCTGATGGCGGCCTCGATCACCTCCAGGCCCAGGGACTGAGCAATGCTGTATTCAAGGCGGGCGCCCTTGCTGTTTTCCCAGCCGGGCAGCAGGTAGATGGCCTCGCAGCTCACCAGCTGCCACAGGGCCATCCGCATATAGCCGCGCCAGGAGCCGCAGGGCGGTGGCGGGTTCTCTGCCGGGTTCTCCACATGCCAGCCGCGCGCACGCAGCTCGGTGGCCTTGTCGTTGAAGGTCGGATAGTTCAGCTCTGGCAGGCCACTCATCGGGCCGGACAGATACACACGCTTTGCGCTCTGGCGGGCCTGCATGACCTCCAGCATGGAGAAGATGCAGCGCAGGTCTTGCTTGCCCAGCAGTATCTGGCCCATGTGGCGCACCCTGTCTGCAATGTAGTGGCGCGCAAAGGCCCAGCCCATGGCACCGCCGCCGAGCAGAGCCAGCTTGAGGACTATCAGTCGAATGAGGTTCACCGTGTTCATTGCGCAGCCCTCCAGGCAGTGGGCGCCTTTGCTGCAGCGGTAGGGGTGGCCTGGGTGGTCCGCATACCGTCCAGAACAACCCATGCTGTGTGCAGTTCCTGCTCGCGGTTCAACAGTGCTCGGCCGTGTTGGCTCTGCCATTCGCCGGCTGGCAAGTGCTCCACCTTATTCGTGGCTTCGCGCAGGTCGGCGTTGAGGCGGCCTATCACTACTTGGAGCGCGTCGGAAAATTGCTTTGCGTGATTCATGCTCATGCCTCCCTGCGGGCTACTGCGAGCGCGGCCACCATTGGCTGCACCCAAATGGGCGTGCTGCCCAGGACAAAGGTTTCGCCATTCCTGGCCAGCAGGATGGTTTGACCCATTACGGTTCCGATGGCCTTGGCCGACTTGCGCGGCACTGCGTTGCCGATGGCCTCGCGCCATCGCTGGTCACTGGCGCCTGCAAGGACAAAGCTTTCGCCGCGAGCTGCTGGTCCGCCGGCCGCAAACCATTCCTCGGGGTCAATGAAGGATTGCAGGCATGCCAGCTCCAAGGTGGTGAAAGGGCGGTGCCAGCTGCCGTCCATCGACTGAATGCGCGCCACCAACTTGTCATTGGCAGATGGCATACCCTGCGCCTCGCTCGCACTATCGGGGGCGGCCTGCCTGGGGTCGGCAACGCTCCACTGACCGTTATCGTGGCAAGCCGATGCGCTGACGGTGTAAGAGTGGTCGCAGTAGCGAATCACGCCGTAATGACCGCCTGTCAGGTAGTTGTCGCCCTTTTCGCGCTGCATGTTGGGCCGAGGATCGGCAACGGCCTGCCCAGACCCGTGGGCGCTGGTGACAGCCATTGATGACCGATCCCAATGCGCGATGCGGAATTCGTTGCTGTGCTTTGCCGGACCCGTATGGCGTGGGTCTGCCACGCTGTAGGCGCCTTGCAGCGGCCCCTGCTGGCCTGCCACGGTGCCGGTGGACTCACCCCACTGGCGGACGCCCAGGGCTTGGCCATCCTTCCACGCAGCCGATGGCGCAAAGCGCGGGTCCGCTACAGAGAAGTCGCCATTCGTGGGGCGGCTCTTTCCTGTCACCGTGCCCGACGAATCTCCCCATTCCTTCACACCCAGCACGCCGGGGTAGCACTCGGGCACTATCAGGTAGTCGCGTAGCTGGCCATCGTTCACCGCCAAGCGGTTCAGACTGCGCCAATCGCTGCCAGCTTCCACGAATGCAAGGCGCACCCATGTTTTCCACTGCAGTGCAGGCGTGCGGTGCATTGGGCCTGCCAGCGGGTCGCCCGGAAGTGGCATATGGCCGAGCACTTCACCGACAGAGCGCAGAGGGCGCTTGGGCGGCTCATAGAGAAATGGCGGCACCTTTTCGACATGGCGCGCCACCAGCAAAAAGCGCTTACGGCTCTGGCTCAGCCCTTCGCCCAGCTCGCCGCAATCATGCGTTGTCTCGGCCGTTGCGTAGCCGTAGTGCTGCAGCATGGACACGATCTGGTCAAGCAAATGACGGCCGCGCGTGGCGATGCGAGGAACATTCTCGAAAACGATCAGGCCGGGCGGGTTGTCGGCAAAGGCCTCCAGCATGAGCCACACGCCGCGCAGCGTCAGCTCGTTCAAGGCTTGATATTTCGGCGTGGACGCACGGGTGGGCGACTGCAGGCCGCTGAAACCCTTGCAAGGTGCCGACAAAAAAACGATGTCAGGGAACTGCCACTGCGCAGCTGCGCGCACTGTGTCGGCCGTGGCCTCGCGCCACCCTTCGGGCGGCATGTGGCCGTGCCACTTCAAATATTGATCCAGGCTGAAAAGATCAACACAAGCCTGCTCCACGCCCGTCAGGGTCTTGAAGTCGCGGCATGCAAGCGCGTCAACATCGATGCCGCCCAGCAGGACCATTTCGCCCTTGATGTTTCCAATGTGCGGCGCGGCATCCTTGAAGCCGGCGGCGCCAGAGCCCGCGCCACCGAACAGATGGAAGTGAGTGATTTTTTGCGTGTGCATGAATCAGGCCTCCACGCGCTCGGCGCGCAGCACTTGCTTGCCGCTCACCAGATGGGCGGCGGCCTCGGCTTGCTCGCAGTTGGCCGCCTTCACTCGGATGGTGGGCAGCAGGCCGGCGTCTGCCAGGTCTTCCAGCTCGATCGCGTTTGCGCCGGCTGGAATCAGGAAGGCGCGATAGCTGTGCAGAGCTGCGCGTGGGATGACGTTGTGATGCATGGTGTGACTCCGGTGAGGGTTCAGACGGCTTGTTTGAAGAAGGGGAAAACCTGGGCGGTTGGCTCCAGCTCCAGCGACTGCTGGGCCTGGGCGAATTCGGCAGCCGCGGCATCGCGTTGAGCCTTGGCCTGCTCGCGGCGGATGGCCGCAAAGCGCTTGGCCAAATCGGTGCTCTGGGCGCGCGTGTACTTGAAGCCCGCCGACTGATCGACGGCACTGCGGCTGGGTTCTGTGCGACGGGGTGGCATGTGGCCTGCCTTTCAGCGTTGACCGAAGACTTGGCCGAAGGCTTGGCCCGTGCGGGCAGATGCTTCTGCACGCTTTGCGCCGACCAATTGCAGCTCAAGGCCCGCTTTTTGACGCTCCAGGCAATGAACCTTTGTGCGCAGCAGCTCGATGTCTTGATCGCGTTGAGCGATGACGCCGGCCATGGCCACGACATCGCGGGCCTGCTGGTCGCGCACTCGCTTGAATCCGTTGACTACAGCCTCAGCACGCTGAAACGCTGCATTGATTTTTTCTCGGCTCATCTGTGTTTCTCCTGTGGTTTCAGTGGCATTGGTGGTGGTTTGAGACATGGCGAGTCCTCCTGTGATGGATCAATGGGTGGTTTGGAAGAAATGGGCCGCTTGCTGGAAGCGTTGAGCCATCGTTTTGGGCTGGTACAGGACCGAATCGGGGCTGTCGGGGCTGGTCCAGTCCTCTGCCTCGTGGTCGCCACGCCCAAAAAAGGCTTTTGCGGTCTTGCCCGTGAGCCGGGCCGTACAGTTATTGAAACGAGTCCAAGGGGCCGCCAGCGGCGGCCTGGACACGGCCTCGCCTGTGCCCTGCGCCACTTCGTCCCCTTGGGTGGTTTCTGCGCTGCTGTCAGCTGCAAATGTCGATACGTAGGGGGTCCACGCAATGCGGCGGCTGACGAGCCAGCGGCCACGCATGCGCCCGCGCTGCGGCGTCAGGCCTACGACACTTCCCTGGGTGACTTCTTCGCCGTACTGATTGAGGGAACCAGCCTCCGGCGTGCGATGCACTACGCGCAGATGCCACTCATGGCGCTTGCAGGCATGGCCGCCCATGGCCTCCATGAACAAGCACCAGCTCGCGCGCATGTCGCCGTGGCGATGGCATGCGGTGTAAGCGCGGCCGGTGTCGCGGTCGCCTTCGCGGCCAAACAGTTCCAGCTGGTCCTTGCTGACGCGGCGCAGTTCGCGCCACACGGTCACGCTGGGCATGCCAATGGTTTGAAACTGACGAATGCCCCACGTGCTGGCCCAGGCATCCACGCGGCGATAGCCTGCAAATCCGTCCTTGTCGGATGCATTGCTCTCGGGCTGCTCCGGCTTGTCCAGGTCCAGAGCAATCTGCACTTCATGACCCTGCACAACGTCCGTGTGCTCAGCCAGGGCATGGTGGCCCACAGACTTGGCGATGTACTTGGCCACGTAGCCAGCAGCGCCACCAGCCAGCATGCGCTTGATGCACACACGGTTCTTTTGCGCGCCCGGCTCATCGCCATCGTCTTCAAGCCAGTATTTGCGAATCAGCGCTTCCAGGCGGACAGCATCCTCTTCGCTTTCGACCCAGACCAGCGCATGCCAGTGCGGCGTGGCATCGTGGTGGGGCTCTGCCACACGCAGGCCATACATGCCGATCTTCTTGCGCTTGGCGGCGCTGCGCAGGCGCTGCCAGTTCTTGCAAAGCCAGTTCTGGCCGTCGCGCGGCGTCAGGCCCGGCACGTACTTTTCATTGGGCACAGGGCGCCCGCTCTTGCCCAGCTTGACCGGGTGGAAACGGCTTGGCAGCGTCAGCGTGAGAAACAGGCCCACATGGGCGCGGGCGTCCGCATATTCCTCGGCGCCACGGATGCGGGTCATCAGCTCACCACCGCGCACCACCGGGTTGGATGTGCCAAGCACAGCCAGCTCGGCCAGATTGAAGACCTGCCCGGCCTCATTGGTGTAGAGCGTGCGAGCCAAGCCGTCCGCGTTGCGCTTGATTTGATGGGTGCGGCGCATGAGGCCCAGGTGGCTGACATAGCCACCACTGGCGCGGTGCACCATTCCAAGACGGATGTGCCCACCCTCCACCACTCGGGCCACATGGGTGCGCAGACGCCTGCGCCACCAGCGCGGGTCCTGGGCACGCTTGACGGCAGGCAACCCCTTGATGGGCTTGTCCTCATCCACGCCAATCATGCGGACCAGCATGCGGATGGCGTCCACCCTGCGGGCAACGCTGCGGGCTGCCTGGGCGTTCTGCTCGTCTTCGGTCAGATACTTGCCCAGGGCGCACCGGCGTTCTGCTTCTTCTGCGCGCAGTGCTGTTTCATCGGCCACGCAAATGGCTTCTAGCTCGCCCGCTTGGTCTGCCAGCGCCTTGGCCCATTTGCAAATGTCGTGGTCATCCAGATTCCAGCGCATGGCATCGCCATAGGCATCCTGGAATGCGGCCAAGTCCTTGAGGCCGTCCCATGCCTCGGCCCACTCGGGCGGCTGCTCCAGGTGCCACTTGGCCAGCTCGCTGGCATCGGCACCCATGGGCGCCACCGGCTCAATTTTCTTGAAGCGCGTGCGGATGACTGCACGCCATGTCTCAGGCGCATCGTCAATGATGCGTTCCAGATGCTCCGCCACATGGCGCAGCTGGGGCTTGCTCTTTTTCCACTCGGCAAGCCCTTTGGGCAGTTCGCGCAGTATCTTGGCCATGGCGATCTACAAGTAGTTGGCCAAAGCCCTGACGCCCGCAAAGTGCCGCTGCGCAAGGCGTACCTCTGTCTTGATGGCTTGCCGCTCAGGCGGCGGCATGGCCTGGAAATCGCGGTTAGCCAGGGCATCAAGGTCGCCGTCCACACCGCACAGCAGTAGCAAAGCCATGCGAATGCGAACGGGCAGGGCGTGCCATTCACTGTTTTCAGCATCGATATAGCCATACCCAGACTTCCGGCGGAAGAACTTACGATGCACAGCTATCTGGGCGCGCACTTCCTTCGGTTGCGGAGCCGCCTCATCGTTCAGACGTTCATCCTGCGCTGTTGCATTACGCAGGATGATGTCGAGGTCTGAAAAGTTGCGCATCGCCACCTTGCTGGTGTGCATCGGGATCTGCTTGTCCTTGACGATGCTCAGCATGCTTTCCAGCAACTGCACGACCCTGTAGCCGGGGAATGGGGGAAACCACTCGCCATTGGTGATGCGCAGCAGCTCCACAGCGGCAGGCAGAAGCACAGCAGCGCCCGCAGGCTGACCGTCAGCCGGCGCCGCGTCAGCGGGTGCCAGCTTGGGCGGCAGCATGACCAAGGCATTGCGCATCGGGGCGTTCATTCAGACCCTCACGCAGCTCATGAACCATGCAGCGCCATAGATGCGCACTGCGCAATCCCTGGCCATGAGGTTATTGGGAGCACCGATCACCATGCGGCGGCGCACATGGTCCTTGTCGTAGTGAGTGATGGCAAAGCGGCTCATGCAACGGTCTTTCAGGTTTTTGGGCGTGAAAAGGGCCGCAGGGCCAGCAAACTGGCTCTGTCAGCGGTGTGGAAAAGGGGAAGCGGTTAGGGCGCTAAGTGCGCGGCGGATCGGGCGGTATGCCTGCGAACAGGTCGCCCGTTACCGGCTCGGTGTGCTCGGGCACATGCTCTGCAGAGCGCGCCACATCCATCTGCACGCGCACCAAGTCACGGCGCACATGGGTGGAGATGGGCAGGTTCACTGCCGGGTCAGGGGTGGCGCTGGGGGAGATCGTGTAGTGAATCTCCATGACCGCCTTGAACGTATGGCCGCACTCGTAGTTGGTGCAGCAATAGATGAAAGTGCGAGTCAGCGCGCTGGTTTCAAAGCTGGTGCGCGAGTTGCAAGGCGACTTGCAATGCGGGCAGCGCAGGCGCGTCCTGTCGCGCGGAATGCTCTTGGGCTTGGGGTCAAGAATCAGCGGCGGCTGCTTCTTGGCGGGTGCCACGGCCTGACCGTTCGCGGTGTTACAGCCTTGCCCGGTTTGTCCCACAGCCTGAGACTCCACCACGCCCATGCTGACCTTACGCACGCCTACGCCCAGGGCAGCCTGCGCAAAACTACGATGCGCCTGCAGACCGGGTTCTGCATTGAAAGGATCGTTTTCGACCATGGGCACCTCACTCATAGCTGACAGCACCCACTGCGGGCGTGGCCACAGCGCGCTGCTGCATGCGTTGGCGGTAGATCGGCATGCCCATGCGAAACACGGCCCGTGCAAAGTTGCCGGGGCGGCGCGATTCGTTGCGGGCCATTTCCTCGACATCGGCCTGCTCGGCGGAGTTCAGGCGCATGGCGATCGGCTTTTCATTGACCAGACCACTGGCGGCCTGCCAGCGGCTGCGGGCTGGCTGGGCCACATCGGCCTGCAGCGTCAAAAAGCCTTGCTCGCGGTACACGGCCAGACCTAACAGGTAGACCATGCGCGCAAAGTTGCCTGCAGGGCGGTCCTCTGCGCGGGCCAGTTGCAGCACTTCGTCCAGCTCTTGCTGGCCCAGGCGGATGGCAATGGGCTTGTCCGCAGAGGCACTGACCAAAGCGGCGCGCTGGGATGTCTGCAGGTTGACGGTGGTGGTCATGTACGATGAGAACTGAGATTTACAACGTAAGCAGAATCATTGCTGAATATTTTCAGCATGTCAATAGATGACTGTCGAAACTTTTAAACAAATCGGCGAGCGGCTGAGGGAAGAGCGCACGCGGATTGCTTACTCCCAGATAGCTTTCTCGGATGCATGTGAAATCAACCGAGGCACGTTATCGAACTGGGAAAAGGGCGATCAGACGCCCTCAGCAGCTGTACTAGGCGTAATGGCTACCCTGGGTGTAGATGTGCTCTACGTGGTCACGGGACAGAGGGCCAATGCATCGGAAAGCACTCTTGCGCCCGCTGAGCGTGAACTGCTGCAAGCGTGGCGTAACAGCACCTCCGAAGGCCGTGCTGCCCTCGAAGCTGTTGCGAAGCTCGCTTTTTCGTCAGAACAGAAAGAGAAATAGGTAAGAGCCGACTTTCGGGCTGACGGTCCAGAGAGACTGCAGTTCACTAAAGAGGGGGAGTGCAATGCTGGTATTAGAGAGCGCCAGTTCAACGCAGCGAGGTCTTTGCACAGCCTTGGTCGCTGCTGCATTGGGTTTGCTCGTAGGTTGCTCGCAGCACGACAGCAGCACCGCCGGGACCGCCGAACAAACGCCGAGTGCGGCTCAACTGGATGAGGCCGGAATGATCGCCGCCGTGGGCCGCCCTGTGGTCAGCGAAACCCGTCTCAATGATGGCAAGGGCTACAGCTTCCTGACCGACAAATGCGGCAGGAGTGTGTGCGGGCCTGATTTCGGCCTTGAATTCCGCAGCCGTCGCGTGAACGTGTATTGGGAGTTTTTCAGGGACGACGACGGCGAGACCTTTGAAGCAATGAACGCCGAAAACCTGCAGTTGGCCGCTCAGGTGTTGACCTACGCGCTTGGCGAAGACTCCGCACGTCAGTTGCTGGAAAGCGCTAAGAACGGCGAGCCCGTGCGCGACGGCAAGTTTGCAGGCAAGCGCGTTGGACTGTCCACCGGCCCCACCTCAGCGCTAGTGCAGATTTTCTACTGAATAGGCGAACGCTATGCTTGGAAGGCGCTTTGGTGAATTCATTTTTATCAACCAAGTCAGTCATGGGTGACTGAGCGGCTTATTTTTTTAGGAGCTAACTGATGCTTCGTATTGATAAGGCCTTGGTAGGCTGTGTTTTAGGGCTGGTTGGGGTTGTTGCACATGCCGACTCGATGTGTGACTGCAGCAAAATCATTGGACAGTGCGCAGCGTCCATCAAAATGAAATCGTTGACCGGGTCTGCTCCGTCCTACTCGGCCAACTACTCGATTACCTCGACCACGGCGACATGCTCGAAGGTGTCGTACAACATTGATGGCACCCCGTATTTCAACGTCTTGGCAAACACCAACACGGTGGAAGACAGCGCTTTTGGTACATCGCCGATTTCCATAAAGAATTTTTCAGAAGTCCGGTGCGATATCTGCGCTAAGGCAGGCCAACAAAGCTCTGCACCCGCCGAACAACCCGCATCCCCGCAAATTGACCCGAGCATTGCCCAGTTCGTTGGCACCTGGAGTGGCACTCTTCGGTGGGCACTGGCATCTGACCCGATTACGATTTACATCGACTCACGCGGGGGCCGGTTAGGAGGCCGAGTAATAGGAAAGAGCGGTACTTCCGAATTCACAAGTGTCAGGGTCAACGGCAATGTCCTCACGTACAACTTCATAGGCAAGGACGGAGGGACTTACAGCTACAAGATGGCGCTTCAAGGGGAGCACTCAGCAATGGTTTCCAGCGAAGGGATGTTCAACTTCTCTGGTGTTGTTTCCAAGTCTCAGTGAGCGGTGCTTGGTTCTGTAGCAGCTTTCGGTATCACGACCTCAAGAATGTGTCGCACTTGAAGGAGAAGGGCGTTGTTGCTTTACTGGGGCTTCCCATCAAGCAAACAGCGCCGACGAGAATGGCAACTGGCTTGACTATGTGTGTTGGCCGAGCCGGCCGAGAAAGATGCACAGCTGCATCCTGAGTCACGACTATAAAAATCGAGGGAAACCAATCAATGAACACTCAAGCGCCTTTATCTGCACCTTATGTTGTGTCGCTGTGCAATGAGCTGGCACCAGGCGCTACACCGCTTGTCGTCAATTGTGACCCGCAACATGATGCTAAGGCCAATGATTGCTTTGCGTTGGTTGATCGCTTTGTGCAGAGTCGTGGCGGCGAGCGCGTTATCGGCTGGGCTTTGTGGGAAATGCCCAATGTTCTGCTTGAGGCTGAATTTCATGCGGTTTGGCGCAGACCCACAGACGGCATCCTAGTGGACCTCAATCCGCGCTCGCTACACTTCCCGCACGTTCATTTTCTGCCCGACCCTAGCCGCACCTATGAAGGGCGACAAGTGAACAACGTGCGCCGTCCGCTATGCAACGACGCAAAGGTCAAGCAGTTTATTTATTTGAAGAATCGCCAGTTTGAACTTGCCAATGCTGGCGATTTAGCGAATTACCTTGGCGTAGTTACTGCTGACATGGTTTCACCACGCTGGCGCAAGGACTACAACGCCATCGTTCGCCAACTGAATTCACTGACTCCGGCTTTAAACAGAATCGCAATCTCTCGGCAGTCGTGAGTGCTTGCGAAATGGTGGCGACATACTGGTCATTAGTGAGCTTGTACGTGGTTTCGCATCCGTGATTTCATTGAGCATTGCCGCAATGTCAAGCTGTCGCCATAGGGAGCGCATCGCATCCATTTGCGCAATCAGTGCTGGCTTGGGTGGGCGAGTAGATACCTTTTCAAAGTACATGGTCGGCCCAATCGAGCGGGTTTTGTAGATCACGGTTTGCATGTCCGCATGATGTTGTGCGGACTTGCGTTGCGGACCGACTGGCCGTTGTCTTCGCGTTGTGCACGCTGCAGGCTAACCCTCTTGCGCCTCATCCCCACCATCCACACCCTCGCTCTGCTGGGTCTCCAGCGTTAGCTGACTGGTGTAGCCGCTGCTGCTCAGGCTGTGGCGCACGGCGGTCACCATCCACACGGTTTCATCAATCTGCTTTTTCCAGCCGCTGACGATCACTGGCCGCTGGGGCATGACATCGGCACGGCCATAGGCCAGGGTGATGTCAAAGGAGTAGATGCCGCGCTGAATGCGCAGCCATTCGGCACGGGCGGCTGCCAGGGCGTCCGCCTCATTGGCATAGGTCTGGCGCAAGGTCTTGGCCCGGCCGCTGATGCCGGCCACCACGCTGGAGCGAGTGCCGCGCTTGATGTTGTTATAGAAGGCCTTGACGCCGCTATACGAGTCGCGGTCTGAGCGTGCCCAGCGGTGCTGGTCGCCTGCATCGCGGGTGATGGTGACAGGCGGCAGCTCTTTGCCGCTGGGCGTGCGGGCCTTGCGTGCCTGGCTAAACAGCAGCGTGCCGTTTTTGATGTTGCACAGGCAATCCATTTGCCTGCCCAGGCGGCGCAGAAACGAGGCGTCGGACTCTTGCGCCTGATCGGCATGGCCAATCTTGCGCAGCGCAATCTCCTTATCAATGCTGACCTTGAGTTTGTTCTGCGCACCGATGCTCTGCACGATGGTGCCCACGGTGGTCTTGTGCCAGCTGCGGTCCTTGAGGGTGCGCAGCTCGTCCAGCATGTTGGCTGCACGGCCGCGCAGGGTGATGGTGTCCGGCGCGCCACTGTATTCCACGGCCTGGATGGTGTAGCTGCCCTTATCCACCAGCCCCAAGGGGAAGCCACCCATTTCGTCGGCCGTTGGCGCCCGGTAGGGGCCGCTGCCAGGGCTGAGCTGCCAGCCTATGGCCACGGTCATGGGGTCGCCGGTTTCGGGTAGCTCCACGGCGCCGTCATGGTCGCTGATGACGATTTCCACCTCATCGGCTTCGCCGTCGCGGTTGTCGGTGATGTTGAGGCTGACCAGACGCGGCGCAAAGCGGTCAGAAACGTCCTGGCCCTTGACCGTTACGCGCCAGATGGGCGTGAGCTGCAGGAACAGGCGGCGGTTGCTGCTGCCCGTGGTGCTGGCTGTGGGCAGGGTGGCGCGGATGTCGGAAATATCGCTCATGGTCAGCTCAGGCTTACGGCTTCGGACATTTCAAGGTCGCCCATTTCGTCGGAGTAGCCGGACTCGCCCTCATCGTCCTGGTCCACGCGGCGCAGGGTCAGCGTGAATTCGATCTTGCGGGCCGTGCCGTCCACCTCGAAGTAGGTTTTTGTTTCCTGCATGTCGGTGATGACAAAGGCGCCGTAAACGGTTCCACTGCCTTCGACCAGGGCGAATGCCAGGCCCGTATTTCCCATGAGGCGCAGCTCATCGAGGCTTGCGCGCTTGCCCTTGAACTCGGGGACGATGCTGCCGCTCAGGGTAATGATGTCCTCGCCATAGCCCAGAAACTGCGATGTGTCGCGCCCGCCCACGATGCTTTGCGTGGGGTGCTTCCATGAGGTGCGGCGCTGCAGGTCCTGATATGAGAGGGTGTCCAGGCTGAAAACAAATAGGCCGAGGCAAAGCATAGTGGTCAGTTCCAATCGGTATAGCTGGCCTGCAGGCGGGCAGCCTTGGCACGGTCGCGCTGGTCAAGCTGACGCTGCACCTCGCGGGCCAGCTCCTGCATATCCATGCCTGGGGCTCCATAGACCTGGATGGTGATGGTGTCGCCCTGAATGATCGGCGCCGGGCGCTGTGCAGCTGAGGCAGGCTGGGCCAGCACCGGGCGGCGGTCGATCTGTACGGGGTCGGCCATAGCGGGCATGGCTGGCAGTTGCCGTTCTGGCATGGCCTGCACTTGATGCATGACGGGTTGCAACTGCACGGCCTGGGCCGGTACGGTCGGCAGCTTCTGCAGCGTGGGCAGCAACTGTTGCGCAGCGGGTGGCAGTGCCGGGGCCGCAGTAGTCTGCAGCTTCACGACCTGGGCAGGCACTGGCGGCAGCTTCTGCAGCATGGGCAGCAGCTGTTGCGCAGCGGGTGGCAGCGCCGGGGCCGCAGTAGTCTGCAGCTTCACGACCTGGGCAGGCACTGGCGGCAACGCCTGCAGCTGCACGACCTGGGCGGGCAAAGTCGGCAACGCTTGCAATGTGGGCAGCAGCGGCTGCGCAGCGGGTGGCAGCGCTGGTGCGGCAGTGGTTTGCAGCTGTACAACCTGGGCAGGCACGGGCGGCAACGCCTGCAGATCGGGCTGCAGTGGTTGCGCGGCGGGTGGGAGTGCCGGGGCCGCACCAGTCTGCAGCTGTACGACCTGGGCAGGCACGGGCGGCAATTCCTGCAGATCGGGCAGCAGTGGTTGCGCGGCGGGTGGCATCGCCGGGGCGGCAGTGGTCTGTAGCTGCACGGCCTGGGCTGGCAATGGCGGCAGCTTCTGCAGCATGGGCAGCAGCTCCTGCGCAGCGGGTGGCAGCGCCGGGGCGGCTGCGGTCTGCAACTGCACGACCTGGGCGGGCATACCGACCTGCGGCACGGGCAATGCGGGCGCGGCCATGGTTGGAGCGGCCAGCGTGACCCCTGTTGCCATGGCCATGGCCGCAGCAGATTTGCGCACCATGCCCAAGCTGCGGTCAATACCAATGGCTGCACCTTCGCCCACGTTGACGCCTGCCGCCATGAAAACGCGGCTCGGGCTATGAATGCCCAGCTTTTCCTTGAACCAGCCAATAGCCGAATCTGCAGCACCGCCCACGGCATCGCGCACCATGGCCAGCTTGCTGGTGATGCCGTTGACCAGACCCTGGATGATGTTGGCTCCGAACTCGCTGAATTTGGTGGGCAGCTCAAGGCCAAAGTAGCTCATGACGCCAGCAAAGGCCTGATAGAACAGACCCAGAGGGCTCCAGTTGACGATGGCCGTGCTGATGGTTTGCAGTACTGCTGGGAAGGAGCCGCCCAACTGCTGCCAAACTGCGCTGGCGGTGTTGACCATTGCGCCCCACATCTGGCCAAGCATGGATGCAATGCCATTCCACACAGCAGAGGCCGTGTCTTTGATGCCTTGCCACATGCCAGAGAAGAAGCCCGGCAGACCCGCCCAGATGGTCTGCGCCGTGCTGACTGAGCTGGACCACAGGCCGGAAAGGCTGGATTTGATGGATGTCCAGGCCGCCGCGGCTTGAGTCTTGACGCTGCCCCAGACCCCGGAGAAGAAGCCAGAAATGGCGCTCCAGTTTTTATAGATCAGGTAGGCCGCGCCTGCGATGGCCGCAATGGCCAGCACAAACCAGCCCACAGGCGTGGTCAGGAGTGCCACGCCCAGCTTGACGATGACGCCCATGGTTGCGCGCAAGGCCACCATGAGGCCAGAGAACAGGGCGCCGGTGAGCTTGCTCACCACACCCGTCAGCGCACTGATGCCAGCGCCCAGCATAGGCACCTTGATGCCGATCATTCCGAACAGAAAGCGCATCAGCATGAACTTGCCCGCGATCAGAGCCAGCGGCACCAGCAGAGCGCCCAGCACAACCATCAGACCAGCCAGCACCGCGACGGAACGGGCGATACCTGCCGTCAATGCGGGGTGTTCCTTGATCCAGCCGCCCACGCTGCTGGTGATGTCGCCAACGGCCTTGATGATGTCCTTGGCATCGCCCTTGATGGTGTCGCCAATGTCTGCCATGACATTGGTAAAACCGCCCTGCGCGGCTTCCATGACATTGCTCAGTGTGCCCAGCTGCTCATTGACACGCTGCTGCAGACTGGCCTGGGCATCCATCTTGGCCACGGTTTCCTTGTAGCCGTCATAGCCCTTGGCCATGAAATTGCGCAGCACCTGCAGATTTTGGGCGTCGGTACCGAACAGCTCGGACAGCACTTCATTCTTGAGAATGTCGTTTTCACCCAGGGCTTTGAGCTTGTCCAGCTGAGCGAACAGGTTTTCGATGCCTGCAAACTTCCCCTGCTTGTCTGCAAAGTTCAGCTTGATGCCCCGCTTGGCCAGCATGTCGTTGGTCTTTTTGAGCTTCTTGCTGTCGAGTCCAGCGGCGAACACTTTGTCGATGGCGTTGCCAGCGCTGCCGCCGTCCGTCATGCCTGCTTGATTCATCATCACCAGCAAGGGGGAAAGCGTCTTGTAGGCTTCCTGCCCCTTTTGCCGAATCAAGGACATGGCTCCCGCCATCTTGGTGATGCCAGCCAACTGGTAATTCTGGTCGGCCCCGAGGTAGGCATTCTTTTGCAGCACATCCATCAGGCCGAGCATTTCGCTCTCGGTGGCCTGGGTGGCGTCCTGCATCTTGGCCGCAAAGGCAGCAGCCCCTGTGACGGGCATTTTCAGCTGCACGCCCAGCAGGGCAGCGGCTTCCCCCGTACCTCCGAGGATGGCCTGCGCAGAGATGCCTTCCTTGCGCAGCACGGTCATCATCTCGATGAAGTCAGCCGTTGTACCAGGCAGGCGGTCCCCCAGGCGCTTGGCCAGTGCATCGATCTGCGCAAACTCGGCTTGCACGCTGCCATCGGACTGCATCATGGCCGCCCGCAGTTGGGTCGATGCATCTTCCTGTTGCGAGAAGGCACCCAGCGTGGCCTGCACCGGCTTGGCCAGGGTGCGGCCCTCGGCCACCATGCCCACGCCCAGACCCACGGCCATGCCTGCGTGCATCATTGACTTGGCGTGATTGGCCTTGAGCGCGGCCAGCTTGTCCTGCTGGGCCTTGAGTCCGGCCAGCGCCTGCTTTTGGCGCTCCATGGCGGCGGTGGCTGCCTCGATCTGGGTTTTCTGATTGCGCGATTGCTGGCCGAGCTTTTCAGTGCTGATGCCCGCGCGCTCCAGCCGCTGCTGGTAGCCCTGCAGCCGGTCCTTGCCGTTGTCGATCTTGCCGCTGAGCTGGGCAATGCCTGCTTCTGTGGTTTTGATCTGGGTGCGGTATTTGCTGAGCGTGGAGTTTGAGCGCTCATAGGCGGTCTGACTGCTCAGCAGCCGGATGCGGGCCATCTCCAGCTGGCGGCTGAATTCGGGCGTAGCGGTGGCGCCGTCCTGCAGCGCCTTGGTGAGCTTGCTGTGTGACTCGCGCGCGGTCTTGAGCGATGCGGCAATGTTCCTGTGCCGTTCGCGGTGTTCCACAAGGCTGGCATTGCTGCCGGCCAGCTTGGTCTGCAGGTCCTGCAGGTCGCGTTGCTGCCCGCGCAACTGCACGCGGGTCTTGCGCAGGCCGTCAATGTCTTGCTGGGCTTTTTCGAGGCCGCGCAGCTGGTCGCGGGTGGCCTTGAGTGCGGCGGCGGCGTCCTTGCTGCCGGACTGGATGCCGCGCAGTGGCGCCAGGACCTTATCGCGCAGCTCCAGAATGAGCCGCAGGCGGGTGTCAGACATGGGCACCCCCTTGCGCCAGGGCGCGGGAGTGCAGAGGGGAGGCTAGTCCTTTTCGGCCAGCAGGCGCTCGATTTCGCGGGCCTGGGCGCGGTGGTCCTCGGCGCTGGTGTGCGCCCAAAGGCCAGTGGCTGCCATGATGGGCGCCAGGGCAAAGCCCAGCACCACCAGGGCGGCCAGTGCAAACAGCGCGTAGAGGAAGAAGTCGGCAGACATGGCCCATATATTACACACCCTGATGCTGGGCGCGAATGCGGGCACGTTCACGCCATTCCATGAGGTCGGCCAGCGTCATGTCTTCCATGTCTGCAGGCCGCCAGTGAAAGACCATGGCCATATCGGCCATGGCGTCCTCTACGCAGTCAGATATTCCGCGCGGATACTCTTGCGCACGAAAAAACCCGCCACCTTGGTGCCCAGCTCGGTGATGTCGGCAGGGTCGAGCTGCGCGATTTCGTGGGGCAGCAGGGTGGGGGTGGTGATGCGGGGCAGGATCATCTGCACGGCGCCGACATCGAGCGACAGCAGCTCAGTGAGCTTGACGCCGCGCAGCTGGCCAGCCATCGGCTTGCGCAGGGTGATTTCCTTGACTTCGGTGTCACCGCGCTTGATGGGGTAGTCCAGCGTGACAACTTCCACGCCTTCGACCACGGGGGCGGTGCTGGTGCTCAGGTCTTCGTTTTCGTTCATGGTGATGGGTTCTCAGATGATTGGGATTGCGGGGCGCTCGATCACATACCGATAGCGCGGCGAATTTTGGAAAGCACGTCCTGGCCATCGACGTTGAAGACCATGCCGGGCACGTCGATCTCGATCACATCGCGCCCGTCCACGGTCAGCTTGTAGTAGCTGACGCTGATGGTGTGGGTGTGCTCGGTGTCATCGCCCGCCTTGGCGTCGCCGGGGTCGATTTCGCGCACGCGCCCGCTGACCAGGACTTCCACAGCGGTGACTACGGCAGTGCCATCGTCTTCATAGGCGCCGGCAAAGCGCCACTGATTGGCGTTGTGGGTCTTGCCGCCGAAAGCGCGGTAGCCGTCCAGCAGAAAGCCGCCCGACTTGAAAGACAGCTCCAGCTTTTCGTGACCCAGATCCACTTCAATGGGGCCATGCATGCCGCCGCCGCGCCATTCCTCGACCTTGCGCACGAGTTTGGGCAGCGTCACGCTGTCGATGAGCGCTCGCCACACGTTGCCGTCGCCAAAGAGGTTGAAGTTTTTGAGTTTGGAAGGCAGTGCCATTGATTGGTGCTCCTATGGTTTCAGGCTCAGGCCTGGATGGCAGCCGCGAATTCGGCCAGGAAATCGTCCGTGATGGATTGCTCGAAGATGAGGTTTTCCAGCGGCGGCACGGGCGTGTAGCGGTAGCTGATGAGCAGGCGGCCCGCTGCGAGGTCTTCCTTGCTGTTGCGGTCCGGGTCAAAGAAGGCTTCTGCGCCGATCAGGTAGCCGCCGCCCACGAGGTCGCGGAAGCGGCTGTTGATGTAGCCCAGCATGTCGCGCACCAAGCTGGGGTGCATGGGCTTGTCCACGAATGTGAAATGCGCATCTGCAATCGTGTCGGCCAGGACCTGGGCTGTGCGGGTGTAGTTTTCAAAAGAGAACTTGCCGCCCTTCTCTTCGCAGGTACGCGATCCCCAGAAGCGGTAGCCGCTGCGGCGGATGATGGTGGTGACTTCCAGGGCGTTGAGGTAGCCCGCATCGCTGGCCGGGTTCTGCAGGTCGAAGAACACGGGCACGGTGATGCCCTCGGGGCCGTTGATGACGGCATTGCTGATGTTCTTGTGCCAGCCCACTTCCTGGTCCAGCTTGGCGCGCAGACCCAGGGCATAGGCGGGCGCGGCAAGGGTGACGGCAGCGCCTGTGCCCTCGGCGCCGCCTGTGCTGTCCCAGGCCATGAAGTTGGGCCACAACACCATGACTTCACGCTGGCCGAATTCCTGGCGGTAGGTGGTGGCTTCTTCCTTGGTCTTGGCATAGCCGCCCGTGGCATCGCGTGCCGCCACATAGGCGAAGGCGCGCAGTGACTGCGCAGCGCTGGCCAGGGCATTGGCCACGGCCTTGGTGTCCAGCTCGGGGGCGCCGATGATGCGGGGCTTTACGCCCAGCTCGGATTCCGCCGCCAGCAGTGCCTGGATGCCTGTGCGCTGGCCGGTGGCAGTCACGGTGCCGATGACGTTGGTGGTAGTGGCCGCAATGTCGGCGCCTTCTTCCACACGCACCACGATGGTTAGGGCGCGCGATTGGCCGCTGATGGCAGTCAGCGCTTTGGCCAGGGTGCCGCCCTTGCCAGCTTTGCCAATGCCGCCTGCAGGGTTGGTGAGCAGCACAGGGGTGTTGATGGGGAATGCGTCATCGTCGGCATCCGGGGCGGTGGCCACCAGACCAATGACGGCAGTGGAAACAACGCGGATAGCCGCGCCTGCGCCCGTAGTCTCGATGACACGGACGCCATGGTGATATTCAGTTGCAGCCATGTGGCTTCCTTTGAATGATGGGATGGAAGGGAGTGATGGCGCTCAGGCGGCCGATGCTGCTGGCGCGTCCTTGCTGGCAGTGCTGTCCGACACTTCTGCGCTCGATTCGGCGTTGTCGGTTGCGGCGGTATCGGCGCCTTGGGTATTGGCCTGGACTTGTACCTGGGCCTGCAACTCGCCCAGCAGAGGGGCCACTTGCTTGTAAGGACGATCAGCCACGCAATCGAGGATGAAATGGGCGGCTTCTTGCGTGACGGTCAGCGTCACGATCTTGGGATTTGTCGATTGAGACATGGGCTTTGCATAGGGGGTGGGTTGCTGGTCCCCTATGGTTGCGCCCGGTGCCCGAATGAGCCAGCGCGGCCCGTTGTGGCGGTGACTTGCACGTAACTGGCCCGCACCCTGGGCCTGATTTCGCTACACCGCCACGCTTTTAGCGTAGGTAAACAGCTCGTCTAGGTCTGCTTCTGAGAGTTGCAGCAGTTGGGCCATGGTTTGCATGGCCGGGCTGCCTCGCTCCCAAGTGGTCGCGCGCTGGTATCCGATTTTTACGGTGTAGCGCTGCACCTCGTCCGGGATGCTGGCGATTTTTGCCAGCACATCGTCCTCTGTAATTCGCTTGATGGCAAAGAGTGCAACCAGACCCTGCGCCGGCGTGCAAGTTGTGGGCGCCACCTTGGGCTGCTCTGGAGTTGTCGGCGTGGTTTCGGGTTTGACGATTTCCCAGCCTGTGGCCACACGTCGCACCCGCTCACCATCGCCCGGCTTAAACACTGGCGGCGCATCCTCATATGCGTTCCGCGGGATGTGAAAGACGCCCGGCTCCTCCGGGCTTTCGTCCGCTGTGGTGATGCCTACAAACCATCCATCGTCATCGCACTGATAAACAATCTTTTCTTTCATATCTGCCTCACAGGTACTTAATCAGGCCCATAAAAGCCACGTTTCGCGGGCGCGTTTCAGGGCCATAGCGCCCCTCGGATGCAAGTCCGTTGGCATATGGCCATGTACGTGCGGGTTCGGGTGGGTTATCCGCTGGATTAGCGTTTGAGCCTCCAGCGGTGTAAGCCCAAAGATCATCCCGAATACCCCATCCCGTACCGTCTGGACCCGCTGGCGAGCTGGTTGGCAGGTTGTGTTGGTGGGTCTGCACAGCATCGAGCTGGGCAGAGCCGAGAACACGGCTCGCATCAATTCCGCGTCCGTCATCCCAGAAGCGTGGGAACTCACCACGGGTTTCAGGTACGTTGAATGTGGTCGATCCATCGCCCGCCCCAAATCGCGTGCCAATCACCGCGAACAGCTTTGCGTATGTTGTGCGGCTAACCGCTGCGCCGTTGGTTTTCAGGCACCCCGCAGGCACGGTAGAACCGGCATACATGAAGACCGACCCGGTGGGCATGTGGTCACTGATGGTGTCCACAAGTCCCTTGGGGGTCACGGAGCGAGTGGTATCAGTACCTGCCTTTGCCTCAGCTACCGTAGCCAGCTCGCTGACACCGCTTACGGTTTCAGTTGCTGCCGCAAGCGCATGCGAGTGGCTGGTGGTCGTGACGGCATTGGCTGTTGCGCCGCTCAGCGTGGAGGGTGTCCCCAAGGTCAGCGTGCGGTCTGCCGTGAGGTTGCCGCCGCCCGTCAGGCCATTGCCCGCCACGATGTTGCGCGCAGCCAGGGCGCCATCCGTGATGCCGTAGCCTGCCAGCGTGGTGGGCTTGCCGGTGACGCTGCCCCAGGCCGGGGTGACGGTCACGGTGCCAGCCGCCGTCAGCCGGCCCTGGGCATCGACGGTGAAGGTGGGCGCCGCAGTGGCGCT